TTTTTTATCAGACAGATGATGAAAATTGTATTAAAGCGTCACAGGATAATATTATGAAAACGTTAAAAGATAAAAATTATACTCGATCTGTTGGTTTTTATTCTACGCAAGAATATTTTATTTCTGGTGTTCTTGGTCTTTTTTCTGGTTTAAATTCTATGCAAGCAAATTCAGCATATACTTTAGCGTTTAAGAATGTGGTAGGGTTTAATCCCGAATCTATTAACGACATTCAAATTTCTGCGTTAAAATCTTATAATGGTAATGTTTATACAACTTTCGGCAGGAGATATAATTTTATCGTTCCGGGTATTGTTGCAAGTGGTTTACATGTTGACACCATTTTTCTGATGGATGCGGCACGATTTTTGATTCAACAAAATACAATTGCCGGTTTAGTAAGTAGGCGTGTAGTTCCACAGAATGAAGATGGGTTAAATTCTGTTATTACTTTTATTACTGCTGGTTGCGAAACTTTGCGCTCTATGGGTGTTATATCTACAGGTATTTGGACAGGTGGACAGGTGCTTGACCTTGCGCCCGGTGATGCAATTCAGAATGGATATTTAATTCAGGCGGAAAGTTTTGCAAGCCAATCCGCGGCTGATCGTGAAGCTCGTCTTTCCCCTCCGATTTATGTAGCATTGAAGGCTTCCGGTGCGGTTGAGCATATTATTGTGCGTGTATTTGTTAATCAGTAAGGGGTGATATTTAATGGCAAATATTTATACTTATTCGTTTGAAGATACTTCTTTAACGATTCAGCATCCAAGCGTTGGCAGTTATTCTGCTTATGGTACAGGTATTGGTACACTTTCTGTTTCTTTCACAAATGATGTTTCTATGCATGATGTAGCCGCCGATCTTGCAGTTGTTGTTTCCAAGTCTGCAAAAAGAAACGGCACGGTTAGCATGGAAATTCTTCAAAGTTCGGATTTTAATACATTTCTCAAGAAGTATATTAACTATGTGTTGGCGGCCCCGTCTGCTGAATTTGCAGAAGCAGTAATGGTAATTAAAAATACAAGTACAGGTATTACTTATACTTGCACTGGCGTTTCTCCACAGAAATTCCCCGATGAAAGCCTACAGAGCCAAAGCCAGAATAAGACTTATGCTTTAATGTGCGCTAATATTGATGTGTCTTGACAAATGAAAAGAGGTATGATATAATATGGTTAATGGTGAAAGTATTAAAGATACTATTTTAAAAAATGCAAAAAAAAGAAAGATTGAGGATAGAATTGATGTTGATGGAAGAACATTTCAATTAAAATCTTTTGATCCTCTAATCGGAAATTATATTTTGGTAACTTTACTTTCGGTTGTATTGCCTTTTGGAATTGGTGATGCTATTAAATCTTCAATTGGTTCTGGTAGCGAAAATATTCCAACTAAGATTTCTGATTCCTCTAATATGATTGACAAGAAAAGTTTTATTGAGCTTCAAAAAGATATTCTTTCCTATGTTGAAGAAGTTCTTCCTGCTGGTAATACTCCCATTATTTTATCAAATGGGAATTATGGAATCATGAATTTCAATATGGGAATTGCAATTAAACTTTTGATTGCTGAGATTACATTTAATTTCTCTGATTTTTTCGGAGAATTCCTATCAAGCGACGAATCCATAGGGGGCTAGGTTTTGAAATTTGTGGTTATGAAAACTTAAATTCAAGACTTTTTCTTCCTGTTATTGATGGTATGTGGAAACAGCATGAACTGTGGGATGGTACATACACATTTAATGATTGGCTGGATGCTGTTGAATTGATAGAGGTAAAAATAGAAAATCAAGCTAGGCAAGCGGAATATATCGAAAGTCAAAGAAATCAAAAGTGAGGTGAGAAACAGCTATGCCAGCGCCGGAAACATTAAAAGAATATTTAGTTCGTTTAGGTTGGGATATTGACGAATTAGGATTTAAAAATGCAGAAAAGCAAATAAAACAGTTTACAAAAAGTTCAAAAGGTATTGGCAAAGGAATTTCTGCTAGTTTTGTTTCTGCTGGTATAGCTGTTTCTTCTTTCTTAGTTGCCGTTAATAGTGCTATGGTCGGACTAATGACTAATGTAGCACAAGCTGATCTTTCTGTTGAGCGGTTCGCCCGTCGTATGTGGACAAGTGAAGAAAATGCACGTTCCTTTACGGCGGCTTTAAATGCAATGGGCGCAAGTATGGAAGATATTTATTATATGACGCCCGAAGAGTTTGAAAATTTTCTTGATTTAAAAAATTATGCTCAACAGTTAAAAGCACCGACAGAGTTACAAAATACTCTTAGGTTAATTCGAGATATTCAGCATGAATTTAATAGATTGAAAGTTATTGCAAATTATGGTACACAGTGGGTAGTTTACTATTTAGGAAAATACCTAGGTGTGGATATGCAAAACTTACAAGAGGCATTTACAAGGTTTAATGACTGGTTAGCAAAAAACATTCCAGTTTGGACAGAGAAAATTGCCTCTTTTTTCTATGTATTTTATAGACTTGGAAAAACGGCAATTACATTTATAAGTCAAGTTATTTCTTTGTTGGATAAATTACCAAAAAATATTAAAATAGCTGGTGGAGCAATTACAGGATTTTTGACACTTTTAAAATTAGGCCCGATTGGGTGGTTTATTGCGGCAATTTCGGCTTTACTCCTTTTACTTGATGATTTCCAAACATGGCAGAGAGGTGGAAAATCATCTTTAGGGCCGTTGTGGGAGCAATTGTCTAGTATTGGTAAAAATTTAGATTTTTCACAATTAGATGTAGTAAATGGAAAATTAGAAACTTTATTTACAACAGTAGGCGACGTTGCCAAAGCGCTGGGAGATTTATTTCTACAATTTCTTGGCTGGGCCGAAGATACAGGGGTTTTACAAAAAGCCCTTGATATTTTGATTGGTACATTTGAAACAATTGTTGGCTTGTTACAATGGATTTTAGATTTAGTTCTTGTGTTAACTGGTAATTTCGATAAATTAAATGAAAATAGCTGGTTTAGAAAAGTTACGGCAATGGATGAAGAAGGAAACGTAAGAGGGTGGAAAACAGCCGCTAATGTTGGTATGGGCATTTTGGATGCTCCTGCAAATGCTCTAAATACTTTGTTGGGAACTGATTTCTTCACACCTGTTTCTAATTTTACTGGTTATAATTATGAATCTGGTAAACAAGATGCGGCGGTAGCTTCTGGTGCTGGCTCTTTTAGTGGTAGCTATGGCGCTGGCAGAGGAACAACAAACCAGACAAATACACAAACAAATACAATAAATGTTTATGCGGCACCTGGGCAATCCGAACAAACAATTGCAGATAAGACCACACAAAATTTAACAAATATGCGACCTTGGTTTAGTTCGTTTGGTAATTAGTTTGTTGGAAGGAGGGCGTTATATGCCTAGCGGTTATTTATCAAGGAGTGCAACAAATACTGAGGGTATGACATATGAGGCCCTCCTTTATTGTAAAACAAATATAGGCGGCTATTTTTTTGATGGTTTTATAGACGATACAATCAATTCCGAATTAGAGATAACAAGTAATCCAGTTGAAACAGGAGTTGCCATTACAGATCATGCATATTTAAAACCTAGACAAATTGTAATGAATGTAAAAATGAGTGACGTTCACCAATCTTTAGTTCCCGGTCAATTTACGGGAGGTTGGAGTAGATCTGTAACAGCTTTTGAAATATTACAAAAAATGCAATCAGATAGAATTCCCGTTTCTGTTGTTGTAAGATTGGGAATTTTTCAGAATATGATAATTCAAAAATTAGTTGCAAAAAATAGCGCAGATACATATGCAGGGTTAAATGTAGAAGTTACATTAACTGAGTTACCTGTTGCACGAGTAAAAACGGTTAAAATAAGTTCTGCTGAACAGACAACGGGCTCGACAAATGGTGGGAATTTACAAGCAGTTGATACAACGATAAAAGAGGACGAAAGTTTATTATATCAATTGGGTTTTGATCCGTATGGTTTACAAGGTTAGGGGGAATTAAAAATGTATAAAATTCCATTAAATAATTCCCCTAACCAGAACTTTACTTTCACAGTTCCGGTTAATGGGAAAAATAGAGATTTTGAAGCAAATTTAAATTATAATTATCAGGGCTTATATTGGTCATTTTCGTTAATTGATGCAAATACAAGAGAAGAATTGTTTACAAATTTACCCTTGTTAGAATCAAAAGGTGTAGTAGCTGATATTGCATATCAATTACAATATGGTCAATTTGGTTCTATTTATATTGTTGCAGTTGATGAAACTACACTTTGTAGGCCAATAGTTGATGACATTGGGGTTAAATATATTTTAGTTTGGGGGGATAACGCAGAATTATGAGGGCCTATCCGTTTCTTGGTAATTTTGTGGTTACTTCCCCGTTTGGAATTAGGGGACAAATAAAGACATCAGAAGGGTATGCTAGTACAGATCATAAAGGGATTGACTTAGTTGGAAAAGGTGATATAAGCGTCGTTGCTTGTGAATCTGGTGTTGTAACTCATGCCAAATATGGAAATGGCGTGGGGAATTATGTGTTTGTTAAAACAGATAGCGGATATGGTAATATATATCAACACTTAGCTAGTTTTGTTGTAAAAGTTGGTGATAGGGTTAATTGCAAACAAAAAATTGGTGTAATGGGAAATACAGGGAACAGTAGCGGTGCGCATTTGCATTTTGGAGTATGTACAAATTCTGATTTTAAATCCTATTATAGTAATGATTGGATTAACCCTGCTATATGGTGGGGGATGAAAAACGAAGGAACAATAAAGGGGAAAACATTTAACGGAGTAGGTTATATTACAGGAAATCCGGCTGATGTAAATTCTACAAATAATACAAATTCTTCTGTTACAACTTCAAGTACAACTACTTCCACTTCTGGCGGATTGGCAGATGCTATTATCCCATCTGGTGAATATTATGAAGTAAAAGATGTAAAAGGTGTGCTTGGGGATTGGCTTTATGGTAGAAGGTATCGTATTTTTGTTGATTTAGGAAATAATAAATCTTTTGATGTATC